TTGCATCATCATATGTAACATGAAGACCATTTTCATCAGTTACTTTACCTTCCCATTCTTTTACTTTTTCACGGAATTCGGGGTCATCTACTAATGATTCAGATAATAAAGATTTTAAACGTATCATTATTTTCCTTTTTGTTCGCGGATAATCAATTCGCCTAAGACTTCTAAACGTCCTACTTCTCTTTGAAATTCAATTTGAGACATTGATGTAGATATCTTTTTATATGTAGCATCAAATTCTTTTTTTGCAGCATCTAAATCAAACTTACCAGCTGCAGCTTTTTTGTAGTAAGGCAATTTAACTTTGAAATGATGCCAAGTAAGCAGAGCTAAGCCTCCTTTTTTCTTTGCATTATCAACAATCTTCTCTGCGCCGGCCTCTCTAGTATCAGCAAATGATTCAAAAGTATCTTTTTTGTCTTTTGATTCAAAAAGTAAATTCATTAGTTTCATATTAATAAATATTACTTTTTTGTTTTATCTTGTTTGAATTCAGTCATATATGAATAATCTGTAGAATGATATGTCTTATTCTCTACCGAATAAATATTTAAGTCTATTTCATAGCCAGGATTTTTTTCAATTCGATTAAATGTCCATGCTCTATCAAACCAAATAATCCTATTATTAGGGTATATAAAATAATTTCCATTATCCATTTTAAATACATGGCCGCACTTATGTTCCGGGGTTTCAGAAAAACCAAGATCTAAATTGTTTCTATTTTCATGAGACCAATCTAAAGTGAACATATATGTTCCTTGGCGTTTAACACCAGTAATTGATATTAAGTCCGCCCTTAAACCAGATAATCTTTCTCTAACTTTTACATCAATATATGGACTAAAACAATCCCAATATATATGTTCAGTTAAGTCTAAGACTTCTGCATCATCTTTCCACACAAATGCGTGTATTGGTCTTCTAGTCCAATTGACACCATTTTCTAAAAAAGCTTCGAATAAAGGTGTTCTTCCTTGAATTGATGCAACTGAATGTACATCACATGGCGTAAATTCACCTTTTCCTTTTTTATGATTAAATAAAAATTCGTTTTTAATTAAACAGTTGATAATTGGTATATTTGCATTTAAGTATGACATATAACTATTTATTTTTATGTTTTGAAATTTCAACTGCAGCCAATTGTTTCAATGCAGCTTTTTTAGATTTAGGTTTTTTAGATAATCGTCTACCCGTTTCTGTAGTAGCAAAATAACCTGCTTCTGTTTTTTCAATACGCTCTGGCATCAATTGTTTTAGATGATTCTTGAATCCTGCAGGGACAAATTGAGGTTGCTGCATATTATATGAATCCATTTCATGGCCATGCTGCATTTCATTCATTAAGAAATCACCAACTTCTTGTACATCATCTTTTGATGTTGCAATATGATCTGCCGCCCAATCATGTCCATTACTTAATATTTCTTGAACTTGGTCTGCATCCATCTCTAACATTGCATCTACATATTTTTTAATGATTTTTAAATTACCAAAAAACATATAATTGCTATCATTATCATTGCAGCTGCCGTTGCCACCACATCCGCAATCACATTCATTTAATTTTTTCATCTTAACCTTTTATATTTCATTACCAATGAATTCATATGCAGCGCCGCCGATATTAATTACCAATTGTATTTGGCCGGCACCATATCCGGTATTAACATATATTGCGCCATCGCCAGAAGCTGCACTTTGGCCGATTCTTTGTGCTACAGATGCAGTTGTTGCAAATGATGCACTAGTTGCTGTTCCTACTAACGAACCACTAAACGAACCAGTAGCTACAATTGTGTCTGTACTAACGCCACTTAATGCATCAATCGCTCTAGTAACATGTTCTGCTTGAATAGTGCCGCCGTTAGTAATACCAGTTTTATTTATTATCGCCATTTATATTCCTTTTTTTATAAATAGGCCAATTTTTGGTTTTTTCATCTAACCATTCTGCACGCTCATCGCATCCGCAATCTTCATTTAATATCTGAGCAATCTGTTTTGCTAATTGATCTAAACCCGTAGCTTTAGTTATTTTTTTGATATCACTACCTAATCCTTTAGACATAGCGGCCTCCATTTCTAATTTTATTTGCCAATTGTATCATTAATGTTTGCCATTGAGGTGTTCTAGGTATTTCAAATACTTTAGACCCTGGGAATGTATATGTACGTTCTGGCTTCATTAATATCATATGTCCAGTATCGTCAATGCCTAATACTTCGTATGATACTTGTTTCATTGTAATGTTATTACTAGGAATCATGGTACATTTACCTGGGTGTTTCCACTGCCCCATTGAATCATGTACACCATTAGTTTTTGTTATTATGTTAGACCAATCATCATCAGATAAAATAGTTTCTTTAGTAACATGTTTAGCTAATGAATCAATTACAGATTCATCAATTTCTAATTTACCATAAACTGATTTATGTAATAGTTCTTTTATTTTATTCAAATATCCTTTATTACGTAAATGTTTGTATGCTAAATTTTCTATAGAATATTCTCCTGAAGCTTCAAGTCCCGCAGCTCTAAGATTTCTCAATCTTTCTAAGATGTCTTTTATTTTATATTCTAATTCAGGATCATCTGATTTTAATGCATTGATTTCATATTCATATGGAGCTGCTTTATGTTCAATATCAGAATCATCAATTGAAATAATTTCGGGAGAAGGTTTTCTTATCCATTTTTTATGCAATAATGAATATACGCCAACTGAAGAATGTAATTCATCATTTGAATCTTGAGCATATAATTCAATGTTCATTCCTTTATATTTTAAAGGATAATTTGTATTCCATATGCTCTTTTTTGCTCGGAGATATTGTTCTACAAGATGTAAATTATCGCCAACTTCTAAATAATTTATTACAACATGTAAATCAATATCACTATACTTAGTCCAATTATAATTAGCATTGCTACCAATTAGTATGATATCTAAGATCGTTGCAGATGTTTCTAAGAATTCATAAAAATGTTCTGCAATTTGTATAAATTTTTCTTGTAGATTCCCTTTAAGATGAAAGTCATCCCATAGTTTTGGATTCAACGAGTTCTGTGTTTGATATTCTTTCAGCATCTATTATAAATATCCTTATTTCCAAAATAGCTGTACTAAAATAAGAGAGAATGCTAACGTTAAAGATATTGCTGTTTTTGCATTGATTGCTTCTTCTCGAAACATATATGTCATAACTGTAAATATAAATATCCCTGCAGTAAATGACATAAACCGACCTGGCCAAAATAAATTTTCAAAACCTGAAACTGAGAATTTAGTTGCTTCCATGAACAACCAGGTTATAGGAATACCTAATACCATTAATAAGTATCTATATTCTTTCGCCCATGGCCAAATTAAAGGTCCATTAACTTGAACCCATACTATGATTTGTCCGAATAAAAATAAAAAGAAAGATGCGGCGATATGTTTATAGTTCATAATAAATAATAAGGAATAATATGATTACATCCAAATTATTTACGATCGCCTTTGTGTAGATCTACTTTGTCTAGAATTGCATTCAATGCTTCCATTTGAATGAAGCCTGCCATCGATGCATTTTTTAATGCACTAATTAATTGAAATATAATAAAAGGGACTAGAACAGTTTCACTTAACCAACTAGTCCCTTTAAATCCTTTTTCTACCATTAACAACGTTGTAAGAAGAATAATCCATGTTACCAAAGTTCTTAAAACCTTAAGTGCTTTAAATGTTTGAAATCCTTCTCGTTTAGTTCCAGCAATTACGCCAAAGAAGCCATCTGCCATTACTACTCCAACCAATGCCAAATATTGATCTGAATTTGCCATTGCTAAGTTGAAAAAATAAGTGCAGATAAATGCTGCAATTGTACTCACTGAATATATCCCTGCGGTTGTTAATGTAGTTGTTTTCATTACTTGATATCCGCTGATTCAATTAATGTATAAGTAAATGATTTACCATGGATGGCAGCTGCTTTACGACAGATAGTCATAAATGATTCGAAGTCAGCAGCTTTCTTAAATACTTGGCAGCCTTCGCTCCAATTCTCTACATACGTAGAATCTGCGCCTGCTTTATGAATATTGATACCAAAAACACCTTCAGCAATTTTACCTTCATCGTAAGTCATATCACGATTAGCATCGCGGTAAACCTTAACTGGCTTTTGTTGTTTAAGAGCTTCATATTTACCTTGATGCAATCCTAAAGTATGAGAACCTCTATATTGTCCTTCTACTAAACGAGCTACACCTGCAGCATTATGATATTCTTTAACACCTTTTTTTCCTGGATCTGTTGTACAAACCCATTGTTGGAATTTCCATTCACCACCTTCTTTATATGATACAGTCATTGCATCATCAAATAAATTGGTTACTGTTTGACCTGTGTCTGAATTTCGTACTCCTACGATATTCAAGTCAAAGTCTTTTGCGCCTTCGAACCAAACATACCCTTTGGCTTTAACAGCTGTTTCGATTTGTTCTCTTGTATATGCCATTATTTCACGTATTCGTAATATTTTTTAGTTTTTGCATTTCTATCTTCTAAACCATGGGTGCCACCATTGATACGCTTTGTTAAAGCTAAAATAGCAGCATCATTCACACCTTGATCACAAATTGACCAAAGTTTATTTCTATCAAAGAAAAACATTGCAGATTCAAATGCATAAGTAGTTGCTACTAGATCTGGGGTGTCTAATATCTCTGGTTTCTTAAGATATTCTGCAAATGCTTGATAATTCGATTTTCCTGTGAGTTGTAGTGCACCTCGGCCCCTAAATTTCCAACCATCCCCTGATGCTTCATCGCCATTCCCCATTCGGCTTGCATACACTCGGTTGGCAATCTTTTCTGGTTGCCGCGCATAAGACTCTTCTAATGTTCCAGGAAAATATTTTCCAAAGATTCCTTGTAATCCTTGTGCTGAATAATTTAAATTTTCTGAAAATGCTTTGAACCCTCCCGTTTCGTGAGCGGTTTGAGCAAAAAAGTGTGCTGCTCTAACTGGAGTCAATTTATAGAACTCCATAGCTTTCTTCATTGTGCCAGGACCAAAAGCTCCATCAGCAGTAACACCGATTTTTTCTTGTAACGATTTTAAACTCATTATTCTTCCTCGTTAGTGGTATCTTTTCCTTTACCTGCAAATTTTTCTAAACCTGCAATACCTAAACTACCTAAAGTAACAACAACGAATGAATTATAAATATACTCATTCAATTTCAATTCGTTACCAAAATACCCAGTAACTAAATCGACAAACATTGCAATTGTCATTACCGCAAATGACATAAAACCAATGATAGTTTTTTCATTGAAGTCATTTGAATTTTTAAAAATGTCCGTAAACTTTGCCATAAATTCTCCCTTTTTGTATAAATATATGGCAAAGCAGTTTACACGAGATAAAGTAAGTCGTTTGTGTGTTCTTCGAGTGTGATAATAGTAATATTCAGATTATCTAAACAAAATGTGCCTACTTCACCAGAATCTTGAATTATTGCTGAAAGATTTTCGATTAATTGATAATCTTGTTGTGTAAATTGGTTACCATTGATTTCAACTACAATATCATCATAATCATATCGATCTGAGTCAGTTAATGACATACACCGTTTTCTTAAATCAAATTTAGTATTAGGTTGTTCTATGGTTATATATTTCATCCATTCTGCATCTGAATATATTCTATCACACCATGGCTCTAATATATTAAGTAATTCTATAGAACAATTTTCTACACGAAATGCAATATTATATTTTGGAGCTTTATGATGTCTACTACCCCATTTTCTAATAAAATTTTTAATAGAGTTATTTTCAATTTGTTTAGTTCGATGTTGATACTCCTCTGAAAATCTAGATGTCTTACTAACAAAATGATAACATATTGAATCTAGTGCAGTAAAACAATTCATACCTAACATTTCCCAACGGCGAATTAAATCATCATCTTCGCAGAACATTGGATTAAATAAATTATCCATTCCGCCAAGTTCTAACAATTTAACTCTAGGCATACACATAAAAAACGTAATGCCAGGCTCGATTTTATCTAAATACTTAAGCTGTTTCTTTTTAACAAATTCATATAAAGCATCTTTATCGAACGTCTCTAACGAGTCGCCTAAATCATGAATAATTTTACCAGGACGCTCATGATCTGAGAATATAGGCGGTTCTATTGTGGTATATGCAACCACATTGTTATCTGATACATGTTTCTCTAAATTTTCCAAAAATCCTGGCGCTAATACAATATCATTATGAAGATATGCTACATAATCTTTTGTAGCTATCTCTGCAGCTTTATTAAATGTATCGGAAAACGTTTTCGTTTCAGTTGAATAAAAATAATTTAAATTATTATCAGCTAATGTGTCTAACCACTCATTAGTTCCATCAGTAGATGCATAACTAACAAAACATATTTCTACATCAGGATATAATTCTCTAGTTGTATCGTAGAAATGTTTATTATATTCTAAATTGTTTTTTAAACCTACTAGTAATGATATATTATTTTTCATGTAATATCTTTTCAATTCGTTCTTCTAATGTATATTTTGGTTTGTATATTGATAACATCAATGATGGATCACAAACACGATATGATACTCCAATTGGTTTATCTAATAAATGCTTAATTCCATTTTCTGGACGCCATTTACTAATTTGAAACATTGTTTCTGCTAATTCATTAAATGGTGTTGCAATGCCACTTCCTAAGTTCAATGCATCAACTTGTACATCGTTATCCACAACTGTCATCACTGCTTCTACAATATCATCCATATGAATGAAATCTCTAACCTGTGTACCATCACCCCAAATTTCAAACTCTGAAACTTTTCTTTTGATTCGATTAATAAATGATGGGAATGGATATGTTAAATCTTGATCTGCTCCATATCCTGAGAA